TTGTCGATCATGAACGGCTTGATGCGCTTGCCCAGGCCGAAACGGTCTTCTGTGCAGATGCCGTAGGTGATCCACGCCGGGTTATTGGTCCAGGCCGATTTCATCGAGCCGTCCCACGTCCCGGTGTAGGTGCGCTGAATCGGATCGTAGTTGCTCGGCACCATCCAGCGCCGGGCCTTGCACTTCACGGTCACCGTCGGAATGTTGGTGAACTGCTCGGCGTCGAACTCGATGTACAGCAGCGCGGTGTTCGGATAGCGCAGCTTGGCGTCGATCACTTCGGTGTAGCCGGCCACCAGCATGGTGTCGGCAACCTTGTTGCTGTTCTGGTTCGGGGTCAGGCGGCGCACGCGGATCTGCCAGCCCGTGGTGGCGGTCGGCAGATCGATGCGGCGCGATCGCTCGTATCGCGTGGTGGTCTTGCCGTCGACGGCGTCCACCAGCACCTGCTGATACGCGCCGCCGTCGGTGGCCACGTCGATGGCGTACTCGATCCGGTAACCGCCGACATTGCCCTGGTCATCGGAGCGTTGCAGCGCCGGCCACGCCAAACGCATGCGCACGGCGGAAAGCTGGGTGTTGGTGATCGAGCGCACCCACGGCGAATCGCTGCGCAGCTCAATGTTCAGCGAGGTCTCGTTCTCCACGGACGGGATGCCCGGGATGTAGGCCTGATCCACCGAGCCCGGGCGCCAGTCCCACTTCACGTTCGGGAAGTTGTAGTTGCCGCTGGCATCGCGGATCGGCGTGTTGTCCAGGTAGATGTCGTAATCGGTCGGGACGCTGTCGAACTCGCCCTCGCCCACGGCGATCAGCAATTTCGCATGGTTGGTCGAGCGCAGACTGTCGCTGGCTTCGACCGGCGACTTCGGCTTGCTGCTGCCGCCTTTCTCGCCGTGGATCTCGATCTGTTGCGCTGCGCTCATGCTTTCCTCCAGGCATAAAAAAACCGCCTCACGGGCGGTTGGTGTGTTGCTGTCCTGCTTACACTTTGTCTTCAGCCAGGATCGAGGCCGAGATGATCATCCCACCCCACCGGCGCTCGCCAATGCAGATCGGTACCGGGTTGCCGCTTGCCGTGGTGTTCTTGGCGCTGCCGAAGGCGTAGGACGGGGCGTTTTCGGGGGAGGCGCTTTGCGAGAGCCCCTTCGCTTGCGGGCTGAGCATTTGGATCACGCCGCCTGCGGTCGAGGCGATACCACCAGCGATCAATGCTGCACCCTGAGCCGTTGTTGAACCGTAGGCGAAAAAGCCAACGGCGATCAGCACGATGCCCAACACGGTTTGCATCAATCCGGCGCGCTTGCTGCCAGATACGACCGGGACGATTCGGATCTCCCTTGTGCCACCCAGATCAAAAGCCTCAACCGCTTCGTTCTTCCGATTTCGAAAGATGGCGAATCGCATGCCGAGCCGATCAAGTCGGCGGATCTCATTTTCGAAGCCATCCAGCGTCACCTTAAGCGCCTTGAAGGCCTCCCATACCCGCTTGCTGTCCACCTGGCGACGATGTACTCGTCCAAACTTTTTGGCCAGTGAGCCAGATAGAAGGATCGTGGTCATTGGATTGTAAGAAGCTGCAACGTCAGCCATGTTCTTCTCCGGGCACAAAAAAGCCCGCTGATGCGGGCTTGGGAATGCATTTAAATTGCCGTGGGGGATATATCAAAATTGTCGCCCGAAAGCGTGATACGACGCCTGACCGTCTCACCGGTTTTCACATCAACCTCGCGCTCAACCAAGCCCCAGCCACCGCATGCGGCGCTCGGCTTAATTCCAAGGATATGTTTTCCGGCTTTTACTCCAAACCGAGCTACCTCGCCTGAGGCGAATTCAGCTGCCAGGGTTCCATCAATGTACAGCCGGTAATTACAGCCAGATCCATATAGACCGCTGTCACGCGTGACGAGCAACTGCGACTCCGACTTGGCACTGAACGCATACAGGCGGTTACTCGGAACCGGATCAGCTTCATCCGCCGGCACCGGCGAAGTAGCACACCCCGCCAACAGCGCTACCGCCAACGCTCCTATCAAAATCCGCATACTGATTCCTTTTATGATTTATTGATCGGGCTGACGAGAGATAACATTGAAAGAAATTTTGAAAGCTTCCGACACGAGGCTACGTGTTGTCGACTTTCCTCCAAAGTGATCTCTTCGCCCAATTGATAATCTGCTTTGACCCTCAGCATCTTTTTTTTGTGAAGCAACGCTGCGACTTTTTTATTACCCAAAAAGAGGTTGTTGAACCTATGGATCACTCGTTCATGGCTTCCTCGTGAGGTAGCTGGTGCCTGCGGGAGTCCTGCGTGGTCCGCGACCGCCTTAGCCTGATGAAAGGCGGCGTAGTAGCCTCGGCTAATTGCTGCGCGCAACTCAGTTTCAGAGGCACCGCGGGCAATTATCGATTCAGAAAACTCGAGAAGCTCTTGATCAGATATGGGCATGATAGGCCCCGTACTCGAAATGCCGCTCACCTTTAGAAAAGGGTTTAATACCGATTGAAAGGATTGTGTCTAGCGGTCCATCGAATTTCTCTGCAATTGCTTCTGATATGTCCCAGTCCAACTTCAGCAGCTCATCCGGCGCTGCATCCACAACAAATCTGAAGAGAATACCTTCCCCCTCCATGGCAAATAGATCGTAAGCAAGTAGCCGATGTTTGGCGCGCGCTGTAACAATGGCTGCCGCAAAGTCAAGCCGAGTTGTTACTTCAAGATCATCAATCCCGAAACTCTCTAAAATGCAATGTGCGTCTTTTGAAAGGTACTCAGTTGGATGGTCTTTAATTTCAATATTGCTAGCAACGCTGTACATACCCACCTCTTCGCAGAGTCCCCGAAAAGCCCCGTAAGAGGATTCGGGAGAATCTTGGATGCTGCAAGACTCGAGAGTCGTTCTCGCATCTAAAAAGCGACCAAACATTGAGAATAGATAAGCTCGAGAAAGGGTTATAGAAAGCTCATTCAGCCCGGATAACTCCGCCTTTACGATGTAATCCAATGCTGACTGCTGGTTGCCACGCAGCGCTTCGACGTAGGCGAGTTCATGGAATAGCGCTCCGCGCACCTGCTCGGACTGGCCATTATTACCCGCAGCGACTCGTAAATCTCGGCAGAGTCGTTGAGCCGCTACCTCATCAAGCAAGAACGATTCTCGGAAGTGGTCCTCTAAATCTCTGCGTCGTTTTGCTAGCTGATTTAGCAAAGAAAGTGGTTGCGGCTTTGGGCTCATCCCTTTTCCCCTATAGGTTCATCGGGCAACCTTATCACTGGCTACTCTGAGCAGCAAAACAGCGTACCTCTTCCACCATTGCTCGTCAGCCAACCGAATTCGCCTCTCTATGCCTGAGGATCAGGCGCGTGCGATCGAGCCATGGCCCGCCGAAAACAATGACCTCCGACGGCCTACCATACAGGTGATGCAACAGAAACGGGCCGGGGCCGAAGGTCGCCGCATCCTCGCCGGGCAGATCCGGATCGGCACCAAGGAAGACCCCAGCGTGGTTCGGATAAACCGTGCGCCCTACTTCCATCACGATCATGTCGCCGCGTTGCGGCCGATCGACGCGGTAGAAGCCGGCGGCCTCGTAGTTCGCCTCGTACAGACTAGTGTTTTCCTTGTTCTCCCACCAGCCATCTACGCGTTTGAAGGCCTCGAACTCAAGGCCCCACTCGCGCTTATACCAGTCCGCGCAGACCTGCCAGCAGTCCCAGGCCCCGTGCACGAAAGGCCGCTTCAGCAGCGGCACGTCGCCGGACGGTGTGATGGTTCGCAGATCGCCCTCGGGCCAGCTCAGGATGTGCCACGGTAGCGCGGTCGCTTCACACATGGCCAGGTCGCGCGGCGAAGGCCGGCTGGTGGCGTCCGGATGCGAATGAATTACGCCGATTACTTCGCCGATGTCTTCGGCTTGGGCGTATTCCTCCGGGTCGATGCGAAACTCCTCGTTCGGCTCGGTCGAAACGTTGCGGCAAGGGTAATACTGCTGTTTGCGACCGATGCCCAGCAGCAGCCCGCAGCATTCTTTCGGGTACTCGGCAGCCGCGTGCGCCTGGATCGCGTTCAAAATGTGTTTACGCATATCAGCTCCGTGCGATCAGCGAGACGGCCGGGAAGCCACCGAACGGGAGCGGGTTTCCTTCGCCGAAGCGCGGGATGCAGCCCCTGCCCAGTGTGGCGTCGCACTCGTCCAGTTCCGGGTTATCGGTGACGACGCCATCCTTGGTCACGTACGGGCCGGTGTAGCCGCAGTTTGGCCCGCGGTATCCGCCCGTGAGGCACCAGTGGCACAGCGTCGTGGCCTGCCGGCCGATGGACTCGTTGCCGACGTCGCCCGGGCTGGCCAGCTCCCAACTGACGTTTTCACCGTCCTCGTTCGTCTTCTGGTCGATGTACCAGACCTCGATTGTCTCTTGGGTTGGGTCTGCCGTTGGATTGCCGGCCGGGAAGTTCGCAGCGTCCAGGTAGGTGCCTAGCGTGTGACGCATGGTCAACTTGAACTCGAGCAGATCCTCGAACGCCAGACAGAGCGCGGTGATGCGCCCGTTGACGTTACCGACCGAAAGCGTCGGCCGCACCGCAGTTCCATCACCATTCGCCTCGATGCCGTCGATCTGCATCGGCCACGCGCTGTACTCGTTGCCCTGCCAGTAGATGGCCTTCGCCGGTAGCTGATCGGCATTATCGCCGGCGGCGATCAGCTCGGCCGCCGTGTGCGGGATCGCATGTCCGTGGAAGCGCAGAACGTCCGCGCCGTAGTCCGTGCCGTCCAATTCAAAGAGCAGCACTTCGCTGCCAGGCTCAAGCACCTGGATGTCACTGATCAGCGGCATGATTGCCCCTTATGGTTGGAATGCCCGCTCGAA